ATAGGGAGTCCACTCACGTTGCTGGCGAGAGCGTTAGAGCGTGCAGGGCTAGAGAAGTTATCTCCATACTGCGTACCACCAAGGACTACTTGCCCTATTGATTGGAAACCATGAGCCGCTTTTACTGCCTCATCCGCAGCGTCATTTAGATATTTCCATGCTACATCAGGTGAGTTACCAGCACCGGCAGGATCCAAGAACGCCTTGCCTAAGTCCCATATTGAGCCTACGGAATGAACACCAACCGCCTCAAGTCCGAGCATGAGTTTAATAGCTTCTCCAAGCCAATAAACAACGTGCTCAATAGATAGCGCGAAGCTATCGAAGGATGCGGTTTTGGTATCAATGTTCGTATCGCCTGAAAGCGTTCCCACGAAGTTGTCGAAGTCAACCGACAGGTCAAGGAATAGACTCCCTGTTTTCTTGAGAATGTCCCACATCTGGCCGAGCGCAGGGATGAAATCATTAGTCAATTCATCTGACCAGCGCGGCATATTCTGCATTACCCATTCATTGAGACGCGACAACTGCATCTCAATACCGCCCTGCCCGAATCCCAATTTAGCAAGCAAGTCCTCGGCAAACTTCATGCCGAAGTATTCTCCCTTTACCTCAAGGCGTTGGAGTTGATAAATCACGCCTCTTATTTGCTTCATAGACTCTTCGTACCCAGGGCCGAGCATCAAAGCCAACTGCTTCTGGTCCTGAATTAAACCCTGGAACTGGTCTTGAATCTCCCGCGTCCCAAAGAACACGTCCTCAAGAGACAAGCCCATCGCATCTAAAGCCAAAGACACTGAGCGGTACTGCTGCACGCTCATCATGTTCTGCTGTGCGAGGATTTGCGTCTTTCGGTCTAACATTGCCAGCTTGTCTATGTAACCAATAAGACCAAAGCCCACGGTAGCGAAGGCGGTCGTTCCAGCCACTTGAAACGCAAGGAACTTTCCGAGGATTCCCCCTACGGAAGAGGAGACAGTTTTCTCCGCCCCGGTCATTGCTTGGGTGAATTTGTCAAAGGATTGCTTATCGACGTGAGCAGATATGGAGACGAGATAAGATTTGATTACATCGGCCATCAGATCGCCTCCTTTGCCGCTCTCCATGCGCGGAAGTCGGCCTCGTTCTTTTCCTTCACGTCAAGATATTCATGCGCCTCGCACAAATCCTGAAATGTGAATACACCTTCAACAATATCCCGATGCGTCCAAACTCCAGCCAGCACGGGACGCCACAGAAACGGGTCTAGGTTTGGGAACTCGGTTGATTCGAATCCTTCGCCGGAGTCTTCCCTACTGACCCGGATCCTGGAAAAAAAGGGGCGATATTGAATGCCAATGTCTCCTTTGTCAGTTGCAGAATTGTTGGCCCATCGTACTCAAGTTCTGGTATTGCCCATGCACCATTCGGAAGTAAGATCGGAAGAGAAATTGGAGAACCTGTTTTGTTGCTGTAACGCCCACATACCGAAAGGCAGAGCGTTTGCATTTCCGCGTACTCGGTTCTCGATAGTTGCTCAGCTAGGAACTGGGCCGAAAGCATATATCCGAGTTCCGCAGGAACAGGAGTCGTAGGTTCAGCATTCGGATCGGGTTCAGGAAACGGATTTGCCTCTCTGTATTCCCGATACCGCTTTGCGAATATCGTAGCAATCCAGCTACCATCTGCCGCCTTCATGCGACCTATGCGGTAGGAAGATTCACCGATTTGAACGTCTTTGTGATCCATGTTACCCCTTACAGGTTGGCAATGTTAGCAGCACGGAGAGTCCAGCGGATGTACTCACCTTTTGGACCCATCGGCAATGGCGGTTTCTTGGTGAACGAAACTCCCGTGCAAACGCTCATATCGTTTGTAGTGAGGTTCTGCAATTCAAGAGAGATTGCGGCCCAGTTGCTAGGGTCCATATTGGCAAGTGCTGTTTGATGGGAATTCTGAGCGGCCTTGAGGTATGAGTTCAGCGAAGACGTCTGCTGGCATTCAATCTCAACCATTCCCTGAAACCCAATACTTGCAGAAACCATCACTGCGCCATCGACAGCAATATCGTTCTCCGTCCATTCATGCTCCATCGTGACGGTGACTTTCCCACGGCCAAGAAAAGCTCCAGCGAGAATGAATGGTCCGGCATACGGGGAATTGATAGCCCCGGTTACGCCCATGCCTGAATAAGTCGTTGTTCCGAATGCCATACATCACCTCACTGTTGCACGTTCACTGCGATTAAGAAGCTCTGCTGTGTTCCGGCCAAGACTACGGCCACATAGACCGGCATGGACTTGAATAGTGCTCTGTCGGAAGGAGACTGAGTAGAGAACGATGGAGAAGCCACCCAGTAACCCGTAGTCAACGCTGTACCCGGCGTTAACCCTGTACCGGGAGGCGTGGGAATCGTCTTACCATTCCACGTTCCAGCCGCAATGAATCCGCGATTGGCTGACCTCGCGCACGCTCCGCGTACTGCATTCAACACGAGAGCCTGCCCAGGATCCGTCTGTGGGATTGAGGGAAGAGACTGGAGCACATTCAGAATCGAAATCTGGCAATCAGCCGCCAGCATATCGAGGCCGAGGATGGTTGTAAAGCTCAGCCCATTCGCGTTCACGCCCTGATAGTAGAACGAATAACTGGCCGCGTAATCGTTGTAGCTATTGCCGTTATTTCCAAACCCAATCCCAGGCGTTCCGGCGAAGGTATTGATCTGAGTGAACGTGAGCGGAGCGCCTGTATTCGTATCAGGCCCGTCATTCACCGGAGTCTGCCCTACAAGCGTTTTTGCCGCCAGAGAGAAGTTGCTGTTTGCGAGTCCGGTATTGAGGCCCATTGCCACGCCTGCCAGAGCGCACGCCTGATATGCGTTCAGAGGCGCCGATCCGCCTTGGGTCGTTGCGTATAGGCCATGCCCACGGTTATAGTTGCCCGTCTTGAGAACGGTAAAGATGTTCCCGGCAAGCCCAAACAATGCTGATACGCTAGAGGTCTGGTAGAAGTTCTGCATGGCCGGCTGGACGCTCTGAGCGTATTCTGTGATCGCTATATTGTCGGAATCGGTCGCCGTGAGGCAAGTTACCAAATACCAGTTCGGTTGTTTGACTCGGCAGGACGTCACGGCCTGTAGGGGCGTCTCACCTATCGCGGTGACGTTGACCTTCAATCCCACTCCAACGCTCGGTAGGACTGCCGTACAGGTCAGCCCATTGGCTACCGTGTAGGCCGTGCCTTGCTTTCCAGGAATGATAGCAACGGTCTGGACCACTCCACCTGTCTCGGTGAGCACTTGCCCATATCCGTATGATGCTCCGCCTTGAGCGATAAGGAATTGGTCATTTGCAGCCCATCCGGTTCCGCCGAACCCCGAATCAACCTGAATGGTCTGGATTGCGGACGGGTCTTGGCAACCAACCCAAGCGTACTCTGGAGGAGTCACTGGAGATGCATCTTGAGCAAAATACTGCTCCATGCCGATGTATTCAGGATCAGTAGTCTGATACCCCAGTCCGACCATCGCCGTTTGCCAGTCAGCGCCGGGAATCAAGACGCAACGCGAGTTCGCGCCATAGGAGGGAAGCCGCCCGGAATTTCCGACGACAAGCCACTGGTTGAACGCCGGAACTGCTACGCCAGCCGGGGTGACGGAAACCGTCACATCAGCAAGAATCGAAAGAGGAAAAGGCTGTGTCGCCATGTTCTAGCTCCTAAAGTCCAACCACTACATCACTGATTATACCCGCCTCACTTTGGAGCGCAACTTCAACGCTCCGTATGGCCTGTTTAGTCAGTGAATCGGTGACTTGTTCGTTCAATCTGATTGAAAATCCGCTACGCTCCCACCACTGATTCTGGAAGAGTTCCGGAGTGCGCCGCGATGTTCCAACAACGGTTTCAGGATACAGATTCGACGCCTCCAGAATATCACGCACGAAATCTTGGAAAATGCAGTCTTTTACCTGTCTGGAATGGTCAAAGCTGTTCGGCCCATAGAAGATTAAGTCTATCTGCCAGACGCGGGTGTAGATCGTATTCTCAGGGAAAGTCTGACTAAACTCCACAACGGGCTGTACCTCATGGGCTGTGTTGTAATCGTCCGGTGTCTCGATTGCCCGAATGAACGCCACATCCTGCGTTATGGCCCAGGCGGGCTGTCCAGGCGTAGGCCAGTCTATTCGCACCTGCGAGTACGCCGAAGCGTCTGTGGGGCCACTGGGAGAGATTCCAAGGCACTGTAGGAGGATGTTCTGCCAGATGATAGCCATTTGCTGCGCGGTAAGGCCCGTGCTGGTCATCGTACCGACATTGGGGACCGGGTAGCTACTCACCGCTCAACCTCGCTGCCAACGCCTTGCTGAAACCAAAATCCAACCATGGCAATACGGCAACGACGCGGTAGTCTTGACTTCTCCATGTGATCGTGTCGCCGATGCCGGACGTGCTGCCCTCCACCCGCGTGCGATACATCGGCTTCTCAGAAATAAAGGCAATCATCCCCGTCACCCGGTCGCCTTCGGCAATCTGCAATAAATCCTGATTTGAGGCTGGCTGAATAATTCCGTAGAAGGGAATCGGAACTGGTGTAAACACATATCCGCCCTGCTGAAATGTTCCTGTTGAGCGATTGACGATATAATCCTGCGCGAAACTAGGGCTATTAGCTACGCGAGTGAGCGAGATAGTCGGCATTAGACTACCTCCAAAATTTCAGCTAATTCCTCGCCTGCATCTTCTACTTCTTCCTCGGCCCGCGTACCAAAAGAAATATCATCGCCCGCTTCAAGTTCTGGGCCATTCCCCGTATGAACCGCGCCGCCCGCTTCAACAATGTGGGTGATAGCCCTTCGCATTTGTCCGGTAGAAATACCAGGCGTCTCGCTCCCTTTGGCCCGAATCGTAGAAGGCGCATTTGGCTCCCATCCGTTTCGAGGATCGGTAAACCACCGCTTCGATGCTGACTCTGCAATCGTACCGGCGCGGTCTAAATGGTGCATCATGCCTTTCTCATCACCGTCGAGAGCTGCCGTCGCCGCCGCTGACATTTCCTTAGCAATCAGGTATTTAGTTGGTTCGGCCTCAATTGCCGCCTCAATCACAACGCGCCCCGGCGTACCGCGCAACGGACTTCCATTCGTGAAAAGGAAAAGCAACTCTGCATTGCTGATTGGACTTTTCGCCGCATCTATTAGCTTTTGCGCCAGCTTTGTGACCTTACCGGATTTTGTCAGTTTAAGCATTGAGGCGCGTTCCAATAGTCCAGCTTTGCGGTCATCGCCCTCTGGAATCCCTACCAGCGCATCAGCCCCATTCAGCGCGTCGATACCGCGCATGATGCCATCCATGCCGGGGCCGCTTGAACTGTAGCTAATGTCAAATCCCATGACCTATCCTTTTACGTAAATTGGCCCCGTGTG